AGTAGCCTGAAGGGATGGCATAGCTTGCACCAATTGTCATGTTGTTAATTACTAACCCATTTGTTGCTGATACTACTGAACCTGTTACCGCAGCCGTTGCTGTTAAGTTAGTTGAGGTAACTGAAGTCAAGCCAGCTAGTGTAGTAGAGCTACTGCCTAAGCTGATTGCTGTCGTACCTACCGTTACAGCAGAGTTAGTTAGCTGACTGTTACCAATGCCACCTAATGTGCCACCTAATGTAAGGTTGCCTGAGCTAGTGACTGTGCCTGTTAGCGTAATGCCATTGACTGTGCCTGTACCGCCTACGCTAGTTACAGTGCCTGATCCTTTACCGTTAAAGGTATTCCAATCAGTAGATGTTAAGTAGCCGTTAGTGCTTGTGTTAGCTGCCGCCATGCTAATAGCAGGTGTAGCACCACCGCTTGATACGACAGGAGATGTGCCTGTTACGCTTGTCACTGTGCCAACGCTTGCAGAACCGCCCAAGCTCACTGGTGTGCCGTTAATAGTTATGCTTGAATTTACTAGACCTGCATTTGGCAAGCCTGTGCAATTAGTCAATGTGCCTGATGTTGGTGTGCCTAACGCAAACACAGCACCGTTAGTTACGCCAATAGTCTTAGCCGTGCCTTGGCCATCAAATGTAATGTTGCCACCTAAATACCATGATTTAGCAGCCGCAGACGATGTGACGATGTTACCGTTAGCTAAGAATAAGGCTACATTGCCACCATAAGTTAACCCAGTGTCACCGTTTTCAGCATCGCCATAAAGACCAATGTTGTAGTTGCCTGTATGAACATCTTTTGCATAGCCACGAACACCTACACATACCCCTGTGTCAGTTGCAGAGCTAACATGAGCTTCACCTGTAACGCCTGTTCCACGACCATCGCCTGTTGAGTTTGTGTAACCGTACCCATACACACCAGTTGCCCATGTGCTTCCAACACTTACAGCCTCTGACATCAAACCTATATATAGCGATTCATTTTGCTGAATACTTGAATCGGTATCAGATATAACTGCTAAAGCGTTAGGGAAACGAGTGAAGTTGGCTGATGCTGATGGGCCTATTAATTCTGTAGTAAACGCAGCACTGTTGCGTGTAGTTCCACCAATAGCAGGAGGCGCTGATAAATCTAATGATCCACCTAATGTTAGGTTGCCTGATGAGGTTACAGTACCGCTTAAGCTAATACCGCTAACAGTTCCTGTGCCACCTACACTTGTGACCGTACCAGTTGTGCTGCTCTTATTGTTAAATGTATTCCAGTCTGTGCTAGTAAGGTAGCCTGAAACGCTTGTAGTAGCGGCTGGCATAGCAATAGTAGGGGTTGTGCCACCAGAGCTTGTAACAGGGCTTGTAGCGCTTACAGAGGTCACATAAGTGCCAGCAGGTTGAGCGCCTACATCACTAGCAGTTAATACGACAGTGCCTGTGTAACCGTTTACAGAGGTTACAGCGTCAGTGTTGTCTATCTTTTCCCATACAGAGCCGTTAAACACAGCCCAATCGCCTACTTTCCAATCGGTAATGCCGTTTAGGTTAGTAGAGCCAGCAACTGACACGACATAGTAAAATCCTTTAGTGCCTGAGCTAGATGTCAATGTAGGCGTGTTAGTAGATGCGTTCCATGTGCCTTGGTAGTTTAAGTCACCCATTTGTGGGATTTGGCTTGTTGGCACTTTACCGCCAGCGTCTAGTGTAGCTACGCCTAATGCAGAGCCAGCGTCTAAGTAGGCAGCAGTGCCTAAGTCACCTGGTTGTATAGCAGTGTCAGCCAATGCACCTTGAGCAGCAGTAGCAAAGCTAGAGGCGTTATAGCCACTATCCTTGATCAGCTTACCTGTGGTCATGTTAAACGCAGCAAAGTTGTTGGCCACAGCACTAGCAGGGCCAGTTACATCACCGTCAGGTAACATCTCTGATGGTAAATCTAGGAATATATCCTTGTCACCGCTAGGAAAGTATACTAATGCACCACCGTTAGATGATGACAATACTGTGTCACGAGAGATGTAGTTCCCTGCAAGCACATAAGTACCAATACCAACTTCCCACTCGTTGTTGGTGTTATCCACAATCGTGTAGTAGGTAGTAGAGCCATTGCCTATTACGGAGAATGGTTGGTAGTTAGCTTGTGCGCCATTTAATGCTGCATCTCCTGTACCAGCGACAGAAGTCGTTTCTAATACTCTATCTGCTAGGACTAGCGCCATTATTTAACTCCAGTGATTTTGCCATTCTCATCACGAACCACTAGCTTGGGTTGTGTAAGGCGTTCTATTAGGTTTAGGTGAGCGATTGCTTGGTGCTCCATTAAGTTCTTGTGACCTTCATGTTGAGCGTTCATCATGTGACGCATATTGTCATTGATAGAGCCAACTAAGCCCTTTAACGCTTCGGAACTCATTGCACACCTATAATCTTATTGTCTGCACCACGAATTACTTGCTTAGGTTTGGTCAACTGACTTACAAGGTTATCATGGGCTGCTTGTTGTTGCAGCACCAAGTCTTGATTGTGTTGTTGTTGCGTAGCTACCATCATGGCCATGTTGTTGTTTATTGACTCTATCAACTCGGATAAGGCAGATGTAGGCTGTTCCATGCCGTTATCACCTATCTCTGTAAGCGTTTCCTGCTCCTTAGCCGCATTAATATCTAGTGACTTGAGGTGTAGGTCTGTTTTAGCGTTAATCTCGGCTACAACAACCCTAGTTTGGTTATCAAGGTCAGCTTTATACTTCTCAAACTCTAGCTTCTGACCTTCCAACTGCATACGCATTTGCTCTATCTGAGCTTCCATCTGCATTTTTTGTTGTTCAGCCTGCGCTTTAATCATTTCAGGGTCTGGAGCTGGCGGTTGTGGGTTAGCAGCTGCTTGCATTTGTTTTTCTTTCTCTGCATCAGCGAATGTATCAAACTCACCCTCTAGTGTACGACCAACACGGAAGCCTTGGACACCAAACTTGAGCAAGTCCATCAACAATGGAGTCAACTCAGGCACAGCTTGAGCGCCTTGTATGGCTTTCTCAATAAATGAGCTTGTAGCTTGCAAGAACTCTACACGGTCAGTCTTCTCTTGCTGCTCATCAGCGTATAACATAGAGTCGGTAGCAATCTCAATGCGGAATGTACGCATAGGACTGTCTTTTAACAACTCAATAGCTTGTGGCACTAACTGCTGATCCGTTTGACTTAGCAACTCTGCACCACCAATCTTCATAATGGTTTCAGGTTGGAAGTGTTGGCAGATAATCTGTGCTTTAATCTTAAGTATTTGTGAAGCAAAGCGTGCCACTTCGTCTTGGTAAGTTTTAAGACGCAATGTAGCGTACTGACCCTTGATTTGTTGAGCAGTAGCAGTCTCGTTAGCGTTACTTGCACCACGAACGATGTCAGATATACCTGTAATGTCGTAGATTTGCTGTTTAACTTGACCCATAGCTTGATAAGCCATGTTCAATGCGTTAGCAATAGGTGTCAGGTCAACGAAATCTACAGCACCGCCCATACCACCTTTTTCAGCAAAGGCAGCGTAGTTCTTAACAGGGATAAGTGTATTGTTGTCACCCTCTGTAAATAGACGGCCTATATCAGCATTTGCAGCGTCATAGAAGCCACGAACCTTCATAGCGTCCACTAGACCCTTAATACGGTCTGATAGCGTGTCTAGCTCGTTAGCTTGGTCTTGATATAGAGTGAAGTCAGGAACTGGTACAAGTGACTCATTGGTCAATGTAGAGAATATAGGCTCTGGACATGGGAAGAACTCCTCTAATTGTAGTGGGTCTTCACGCTTGTCTAGTATTTTGCCCATGGATTTGCTAATCCAATAGACGCACTTCTCTTCTTTGTCCCATACCTCGTAGATTAAACCACGCTTAGTGACACCCTCAGTCATCTTAGTGCGAGGCTCATCAGGTGAAGCGTCTAAAGGTATTCTTTTCCACAAGTCATCAAATTTGTCTTCAGGAAAGCGCTCTTTAAGCATAGGGCGAGTCATATAGACTTTACGCCATACACACGATACCTCGTCCCATGTCCTGGCAGAGTTATGACCGAAGTCACGCCAATGCACATAGTCTACCGGCGCTTGCTCAATGTCTAGGTATTCAGATACAGAGTCGCTGTCTAGCTCGTCTTCAGACACGAAGGTGTCATCTGTTTCAATGATCGGCTCGTAACGGATCCATGATGTACCACGACCACCTAGGAAGCGGTCATATACGCATGAGTTAAGAGAGTGGTAGAAGTCCTCTGTATTGCTTATCTCAAAGTCTAAGGCTCTCTCTAGCAACATAGACGCAACACGGGCCACAGGATCACTGTCTTTATGTCTGCGTGACACATCGGGTTTAGGCATACGGCTAAAGGTTGCAGCCTTCAGAGTCTGTACATTAGCCCACAAGATGTTGTAATGAGACTGAGCCGTAGTTGTTGTACGGTCATCACGGTAGCGTTTGAGAATCTTCTCTACACGACCTTCCCACTTAGCAAACTCTTTGTCGTACTGGCTAAACATATCAAGGTATGTTTGTACCTCTGACATTATTTGCGAAACCTTAGCCATGAGTTATCCTTATGCGTAAACTACAGTTGCGCTTAGTGTGCCACCAACAACGATGTATACGCCTGATGCAAAACCAATAGGCATAGGCAACCATGTGCCAGCAGTCAATGTTACTGTGTCTACTACTTTAGTAGATGTTGTAGTCGTAGCTGAGTCGTAGATGGTTACTGTACCGCTTGATGACGCTGATACTAAGATACCCAATAGCTTGCAGCCGATAGGTGATACATTACCTGTTGCAGTGATTTGTTTGTAACCACCAACATAATTAGCAATACCGCTCATAGTTAAATCCTTTTAGGTTGTTTAGGCTGTGTGGCCCATAATTCATTGAGTGTGACATCGGTCTGTCCGACCATAATGCCTCTAATTGGTTTGTCTTCTACCACAGGCTTGTGTTCTTCACGCCAGTTAATAGCAGCATAACGCATAGCATCGGCCGCATGAGATGTCCAATCGTGCCTAGGTTTATCCCTAAACATTTTCTTGTCATCATCCCACTCACGCTGATACTGTTTGAGAGCCTCTAGGCCATCATAACAACGCTCTTTATCAAACCATGCTTTAGGCATCATTTGTCTTACCGCCTGTATGCCATCATGTAGTGATAGGCTAGGTGTAATTGCCATCTTAGTTATGCTCAAGTGTTCGGCTAACATCTCAATGACTGATTTACCACCAGAGGCCAAGGTCTTAGCTCTAGCATCGTGCGGTAGAAAGTGTGTCTTATACTTGTAAGGCTTGCTTAGTATGTGTGCAGCGTAATGGTCAATAGACTTACCACTAGCAGCGTAGTAGTCAATAAAGTGAACCTCACCTTGTATCACTTGGTAAGTAAACACCGCTGTGTCATCAGAATATCCGAGGTCCCAAGCTGTATAAACAGGGGCAAACTCATCATACTCAACGCCAGTTATGCGTCCGTCTTGCTCTGCTTGGTATAACTCACGACCCCATATTGCACCAGGCAATGCAGCATCAAAGTCACACTCCATCTCTTGACGCCAAGCATCCTCAGATAGTTCAGACTTAAGCGAGTCTATTTCAGACTGTGGAAGTATGCCTGAATCATCCACTGTTATCTTTAAGGCCAGCCACTCATCACTGTGTGTAGCCCTGTCGTATGTTTCCCAAAAGGCGTTACGGCCTTTGGGCGTTCCAATGATTACCGCTTTACCTTGCCTATCAGCCAATGCAGGACGGATAATATATTGAAACACATTCGCACGCCAGTCACCATACTCATCGCAAACAATACTGTCCAGATAAAGGCCCCTAAGACTATCAGCATTGTCAGCACCGAATAACTGAATCCTAGCACCGTTCTTAAAGTCGATACGAAGTTCTGACTCATTAATGACGATGCCATCAATTACCCTAGTAAAGTATTTAAAGTAGTCCCATGCTACAGACTTAGCTTGCTTATAGAATGGTGCTATGTATGCTGCACGAAAGTCATTACGCTTGCTCATCACAGCTTCTTTAATAAGCTGGTTGACACAGGCTACTGTCTTACCTGCCCTACGATGGGCTACTACAACCTTCCATCGCTTGTTGCTAGTGTGTAATGGTTGAAATGCGTCCCTGGGCTTATAAGGTATTATTCTTGCCATGCGTAGACTTCAACATCAGCAGTGAGTTGTGTTGTTTGCTCTACTGATTGGACTGGTCTGCCCTCTAACCGATCACCTATCTCTTTTAACGCTGCCATGTCACCATCTAATGCTTTGTCTATTAGTGATTTAACAAGTTTGGTAAGGTGGTCGTTTTGTATGATTTCTTTTCGGAGAGCGTCAGACCACATCTTGCCTTTTACAGCGTTCTGATTACCTTTAGGCGCTCCTCCAAGAGTGTTCTTGGTATTAGCCATTTAAGTCAACCTATATGTTATTGAATAAATTATTATTTCATGAGAGCAGCCGCTAACTTCTTAGGGTCTTTCTTTACACCCTCTGAAGCCATCATTGCTGCCTTCTCTTGTGGGATCCCTACACGCTTTGCTATAGACGGATCATGAGCAGCAGCTTCAAACAATCTGTGCTGTTTAGCAGTCCATGGCATATAGTTATCCTTGAATAGATGGGCTACTTGCATAGCTTTCACCCAAAAAAATGGACTCAGCTTTTAGGGGAGTCCGAACCCAATGGAGATTAGGTTAAATGCTTGGGATATGAATCATATAGACGCAACTATACCAGCAAGTCGCATATTACCACAAAAACGACCCTATGTCAATACACTTTAATCAATTTTGTTAGTTTTTTTCATTACAGGTGTTTTGAATGCTCTGTATGCACCATAGACGCTAATTACGAAGCCTATTATGCACAATGCTGTGTGTAAAATCTGTTTCATATTAATATAGATTCTTTTCTGTTAGTTTTTGTTGCAACATTACCATTGCATTGTCGTAATAACGGTCTAATACCTTCATGTCCATCATGGTTTTTTGGCCCAAATAGATTACATAGATAGCATTACGCTGAAACGCTGGCAGATCGTCTATTACCTTGTCTACTACCCTTACGCTGTGACTATCAACCTCATCAGCTATATCATCAAACGAGTGTACACCGCCTGTATGAAAGCCAGACGACTTAGACTTGTAGCCTAGCTTGTTGTTGTCTGACTTCATGTACTCACGCCACATATCTAAATAATATATTACTCTACCTAGTTCCATTAAATGTAATCCTCGTATTTTTCTAGCATTTGATGCACCTCTGTGTATGGCACAATAACAACCTTACACATGCCGTCCTTAACAATTGGCCTACGCACTAGCCATATAAAGTCTATCTGCTCATCGTCCAAGAACACACCAGCAGCTTGTAGTGCGTCTGTAGCTTGCTTTTCGTAGTTAGCTATATCCCTGCGTCTGCGGTCTGGTGGATAAAACGCATAAAATACTGCCAGCCTTCCCTCTATCTTAGCTTTTGCATCCACCACGATGTTCTGCACATCCTCCCTAAACTTCTGCGTAGGTTTGCTTAGGAATTTACGCTTGCCTCCGTAGTGGTGAGAGTGGTTGGTACTTGGTGGCCAAGGCAGTGTTAGTTTAATCATTTAATTCCTAGCGTCTTTTTTGAATGGCTTTGCAAGATAGTCGCGACTAAATTGAAGTGCCGAGGTAAGTTGCCTTAACACCACCTGCAAACTGAACCTCTACAGCGCAGTCTTGGCCCTTAGTGCCGTTTACTAGCTTAAACACACCGTAACCCATAGCAAGCAAAGCTATTAGGATTAATGCACTTATGACTACTACCGCTCTATCACCGCTTCTATCGCAGTTGCAATTACGGCCTTGATTACAATTATTGCATGACATAGCTATCTCCTCACTACCAACATATCGTTTTCAATAAAATACTTCATTGTCAGCCTGTAAGCCAACTCCCACATATCCTTACGGTCTTGCTTGTTTAGGGCCATGCCATTGTCCAGCTCAAAGTGACATCTGCTGCACATAGCGGCAACCATAGCATCGCTGGCCTTAATTCCAGTTCCCTTACCATCACGCAACTGGTTAGAGTGAGCAGCGCATACTGTTCCATCCATTGCACCGCATGATTGACATGGTATGTCACGACACAGCTCAAGTAAAGCTTTATTCCGATAATTAGGCACTATACTCACCACTTAAACTAGATTGAAAGTTTCCCCTGTATTTTGAGCCATCTTTCTTAGGTATAACCCAGTGATCTGTTTCTAATTCTTTGTGCGACCTAATTATATCAGGGCTTATACGGCCTTCGTATATAGCGTCCCGTAATGCTTGGTGTATTCCAGGATAGTTAGCATCAAAGTATGCTCTTTTTAAGTTTGTTAAATCTTTACATTGCTTAGGCCATGGAAAGTTATCTTTTTCTGTTGTGTGATACAGCTTTGACCTAGCTCTGCCTTCTGATATAAATTCAGACCACAAATAGCCTTGAGCTTCAAGATGTTTACAGTATTCCGTAATAATAGCTGGCGTTAAATTCATTTTTCTAGCAAGATTTACTGCAATAGATGGCTCATCTTTTAAATGTAAATAAACTACCGCCAAGTTTAAAGCTCTGCTTTCTTCTTTAAGTTTGTGAGCTTTTTCTAAATTGTTTGGGTTAGACATTATTAATCCTTTCGCCTATCCATTTCATTACTGGCACAGCCATAGAGTTACCTAGTGCTTTATATCGTGTGCTGTCACTTGATGTAGGTGTATTAGTGTAGTTATCAGGAAATCCTTGCAATCGTTCACATTCCATTGGAGTTAGTCTACGAACACGCATATTAGTAAATAACTGCTGATCCTGTGCGGTACTAATAGTAAAAGCCTTTTCATCACTACCTAAATAACCTTTACCTCCACCAGCACAACCACCTCTAACTTTAAAAGCGTGAGCTACATTATGAACAAGTGGTTTTGTATCTAAGTCAGCGCCACCAGTTCCATATGATGCAGTAATAGTTCCCAACACTTCTTCTCCATCCCGGGCATGAACAGGAACAAATAATGGCGCACCACTATTAATGTGTTGATTTTCTAATCCAAGTTTAGAACCAAATGAAGCATTTAATGTTGATGCTATTTCTGCTGGCCAAGTTACTGCCATTTTTGAATAGTCGTAACTATCAATACCTTTGTAATCTCTAGCTAATAATGTCCCGGCTGTATTGTATGGTGCAATTACAGCGTTTCCTTCACTTCTTGCTGGATTGTAGCTGCTGTGGCTTGCAGGGCTTTTTGCAAGGCAGTTGGCAATTTCTTGCCCCTCACTTCTGCTCGGCGTAATATTCCCACACAAGCTTTCGGACTCAAAAAGTACTTTTGCTGCACTTCTCCAATCTCCAAGACATCCGACAACGAACACACGCCTGCGTCTTTGTGGCACTCCGAAATGTTGAGCGTCAAGAACTCTGTAGGCGAACCCATACCCGCATTCAGCCATCCCTTGAAGTAAGGCTGCGAAGTCATGTCCTCCGTTACTAGACAATACTCCGGGTACATTTTCCCATAAAAGCCATTTGGGTTTAAAGTGGTCAGCCATTGCGAGGTAGGTAAGCATGAGGTTTCCACGAGGGTCTTCCAAACCTTTTCTAAGTCCGGCGATGGAAAAAGATTGGCAAGGTGTTCCTCCGACCAAAAGGTTGACTGGTTCATTTATATTCCACTCCTTAAATTTTGTCATGTCACCATAATTAGTGACATTTGGGTAATGATGGGCTAACAATTGACTTGGAAACTTCTCAATCTCTGAAAAGCCAACTGGATTCCATCCCATGTCGTGCCATGCAACAGTAGCGGCTTCTATTCCACTACAAACACTTAAATAGTTCATAATTAATCCTGTAAATAAACACCACGCACAGCGCAGTATCGTTCAACTTCATTCATAAAGTTATTAAGTTCTTCTACGCTTAAATCAGCAGTAGACTTGAGAGCGTATATTGTTCGGCCATCAGGTGCTGTGTATTCATTGTAGCCCAAAAAATAATGCTTGCACATCGTTTTCCACCATTGGTTTGGATGATATAAATCATCTTTACCTTTAAGACCTTCAGCCATTAATTGAAACAACTTATGCAGCCTTGAATTTTGTGGCAACGACCGTCTTTGACTTTGACCGCAGGACGGACAAACTTTCGCTGGTGTTTTCTGTAACATATATTGACCCTTCTCTATAATTCTTGTCTTCGTAAGATGGCAACCAGTTCTTAGACTTATAAACTTTGCCCTCGTTAGTGGTCACTTTCCACTCCGCATCGCCAAAGTGCTTGTAAAATTCTGTTTCGTCAAATCTCATATATTTAAATTCCTGTAAACTATTCCATCGGGCCATTGCTTGTCAGTTGATTGTTCATACAACGATGTTACTTGATTTAATGTAAACAGCAAGGGCTTTTTATCTTTAAAGCAAAAGGCATACACCAATGGGCATTTAACTGAGTCATACCATATAGCAAACTGTGGCATAAGCTCATATTCTTTTTGCTTAATGTTGCCAGTTCCCTTAACCATTACAAGCTTAGAGCCATCCTTGTTTTCTACATAATAGTCAGGCAAGTTTCTTATGCAAGCGTTTATGTTAAAAAAGCTAGGCACAGGATTGTTCTTTTCGTCAAACCCAAGCCGCCTTATAAAATAACCTTTTGCATGGCAATAATCTTCAAAAAACAATTCGCCAACATTTGGCTTACTGTTTCTATCTACATAGTTATTGCTGCCATTCATCTGCATATTAAAACGACAACTGCCATACCTTCTCATGCTGGCTGGCCTTGTATCGCATAGACGGTGCATCAAACCACAATGCAATCTCGCCTTCCCATTCACCGTGACGCTGTTTATCGCATATCAACAAGCAATCAGGTGCGTTTAGCTCTTCCTCTTTAGCCTTACCACTACGCACTGACTTCTCTTTACGCTTGTTACGCCACACAGTCATCACATTGTCTACCTGGTTGGTTATGTCAGAAGAGCCAGCCACATCCATTTTATTAGGTGGGCTAAACTCATCCTCACCCTTGCGACTGTGAGCAATCAAATGCACATGAACATTCAAATCCCTTGCCGCTGCACATAACTTATCCAAAAATTCTTTCTGTGCGTTCATGTCATCAGACCTTACGCCACACTTCATTAAGCTGTCAATCACAAAATGCTGCACACCTAGCGTTTCAGCCACATAATACAAAACAGCAATCACTCGCTCACCGTTTACAGTGCCTTGCTGGTCGTACATCCAAAGCCTGTCGCTTAAAAAACTAAAATACTCACCAATAAATTTTTCGGTAGGCTTCTCAGTTCCTGTGGCCTGTCTAGTCATACGCTGTAGCGTTGAGTATGGGTGCATCTCAAACGAAGCCACACAGACCTTAAAGTTTTGCTGCACGATAGAATTAATTACCTGGCCTACTAGCTGGCTCTTGCCATGGCCATTGATCCCAGACCATAAGCTAACCTCACCTAGACGCATCCTAAACTGGTCAAAGGTCTTTTCCCATGGCAGCTTAACACCTTGCATCTGCTCGTCTTTATAAAAATAGTCTATAACCTCTGACTGATACTGACTAGCCGATTTAACATTGGCCTTGTCTTCCTCTCTAGCTTTCATAAAGCCTTCAAAGTCAATCTTAGGCAACATCATGCCAGCTCGTTTGCGTCTAGCCTCGTCTAAAGCTGTTGCGCCTCTCTCTAGGTTACTCATAATCTACCGCCTCTCTAATTCTTTCGTAAGCTAACTGTAAACGCTGTAAGTCAGTTTCGTCAAGCGGTTTATTTTTCTTTAGCTCAAACGCTGCTAGGAGAACGATTTGCGACTCATATTTAATAGCTTCTAAGATGTCTGTGGCGTAAAACTTCTTCTTAACTGGCGCTTTGTGATGCACCTGCTCTGGAAACAAGTCACCAATGTCAACACCTATTGCCCCGACAACATCAATAGCACTGCACCCAGCAAAGCAATGCAATAGTATGTGACCGTCAGCTTCCTCTTTTATGGATAGGCTAGGGCTTCTGTCATCGTGAGCTGGGCAACAAGCCAAATAAGAGTTGCGACCAGTAGATTTAACCTTGTTTAATCGGCCCAATAGATTATTAATCATATAGCACCTGCAAATATATCTTTGTATGACTCGTCAGGATTCTCGTCTTCCCAGCGAGCATTGTTTAAATATGTAGCTGCCATCGGTATAAAGCCAGCCGACCATTGTTTAGATTTAATTTGCCACGACAAGGCTTCTTGGATAACGCTTAAATCAGGCTTTACTTTATTCCAGGCTTTTAATGCTTGAGCCTTTCCGCTTTTATTTGGGTATTCTTTCCAAAAAATATCAAACTCATCGTTATTTACCTTAACTAAACTTACCTCACCTATACTAACCTGTGGTTCCACTTTGTATCCATCTTGTATCCAAACTGTATCCAGCGTATATACATTGTTGTCTTTTAAGGATAATTTGTCTTTATGCTCAACATATACAGTAGGTTTGTATCTGTCTTTTTGAATAAGATTGTGTATTTTCCAATGCTTGATTACACATACTCCAGTTTCAAATGGTATGACGAAGTTTTTAGATAACAGTATCTTCATGTCATCGTCTGTGCAACCTAACATTCTTTGGATTTTTTTAGCATTGTTGATGAACCCATCGTCATCAGCCCTCATGGAGAGGTGAAAGTATAAAGCCTGGGTAGAGAGGGGCATATCTAGAAAAGCATCGCTGTCAATGATTGTCTTTGCAAACATTCTGCGTTCTGCCATAATGGTACTCCTTAAAAACAAAAAGCCCTGAGTAGACCCCTCTGCGTTTTACGGCAGTTGGAGGACACCGAGTCGGTGCAGGAGTCTATTCAAGGCTTACTCTATTTCGCCTCCAAGCGAATTAACAACAGTCTAGCACAAATACCCCTAAAAGTCCAATAACTTTTACTTATGATTAGCTAGTTGTTTATAAGCAAATAGTATTAAATAACGCTTGACAGCTTCCAAGACTGGAATATAATAGACACATCAACAACGCAATGGAGATAAAAATGGACTATAACGCAGATTGGTACCCAGGTTGCACTAACGACCCAGATTGGCAAGACCGTGATAATCATTACGATAACCACGATGAGCGTGTGTATGACCGTGTTACTGAAACATTACAGCTACCAGCTAACGATGTATTTTCAATAGTGTTAGATTACGCTGACGAAACAAAAATAGCAGAAACATTAAAAGCAATGATTATTGCATACGATAATTCTGTTAATGCAAGTAAAAAAGTAAACCGTGAGCAAAGTGAGCAAGACTTTATTGTGTTTGCTAAATCATTTGCTCGTGTATGTATGACTGGTATTGAAAAGGAGGCTCAAGATGACTAATTACAAAAAAACAAATTATCAAGATTTAATTTTTCTTATTTTGTTATTAGCAATTCCTTTATCAACCGTATTTTGCATAACATTTTCAATTTAACAGCTGGAGGCTATTATGACTGATTACAAAAATTACAAACCTAAAACAGACTTAACACCATGGATAGAAGGCATTTGCTTTGTAAGTGTGGTTTTGCTCTCAATTTTTTTATACTTGTTATTGGTGGCTTAATATGCAATTTATTAAACACATTGATTGGGAAGCTACAGAAGAAAAACACGAAGCTGCATTTTGGGATTGGTGTTTAGGTGAAGGCTACCATGACGAGGATTACATTTTAGATAATTTTACAGACTTGTTTTTAAACTTTGTAGAAACACTTGATGCACAGGAGATTGTATATGAGCCAGCAACAATACCAGGCTGAAGTAATGGACGAGCTGGCCATGGAAGAATGGGTTGATTACCCATCAGACATTCAATACAGCTCTTTACTTGGATCGCCAAATGTATGTTTAATCTGCGGCAATCCGCAAGGAAGTAAAGTAATTTGCTGTGGAACAAATAGCTTTTGCAACACAAGAGATTAGTATATAATACCAACTTTGGAATAGGAAATTAGATGTCAATTTACACAGTAGAAGAAATAGCAGCACAGATGGGCAAGTCAGGTCGTTGGGTGAGGTATCTTTGCTCACACGGCAAATTAAAGGCCGTTAAGAAAGGCCATTCTTGGGTTATATTGGAGGCATGGAAATGATTACACATTTAAATTTAGAAGCTGGCGTTACTTTAGAAGTTGAATACGATTACGAGCAACCAACCTACGCTTATTTTGGTGACTTAGAAGCTTTAACAGAACCACGAGCAGAGTCTAAATCAGCTTTGTATCTAGGCGTTGATGTATTGCCATTAATCCGTGCATTAGGCTTGTATAACGAGCTTAACCTTATCTTGGTGGCGAATATGGAGGCAATAGATGAGTAATGTATACAAAAAGCTTATGGACGCTAGAATCCAGCTACAGAACACAAAGCTTAACAAGTCTGGTCATAACAAGTTTGCTGGTTATAGATACTTTGAACTTGGTGACTTTTTACCTACAATCAATACAATCTTTTGGAACTTAGGTTTGTGTGGCACAGTTAGCTTTACAGCCGACCTAGCAACATTAACCATTACTGACATAGATGATGGATCACAAATCTTTATCACTAGCCCTATGGGTAGCGCAGCGTTAAAAGGTTGCCACGAAGTGCAAAATGTGGGTGCTGTGGAAACATACCAGCGCAGATACTTGTGGGTTTCAGCGATGGAAATTGTAGAGCATGATGTATTAGATGCTGTTACAGGAACGGACACAGGCACACCAGCAAAAAAGCCTGAACTTGAGCTAAAGCAACCAGAGTTTAGCGATGAGGAAAAAGATATATTGCACAGCTTGGCAGAAGGCTTTGCAACATTTGTAGCTGAAGGCAATCCACAAGAGGCTAGAGTAACATGGGACTCACTAGACAATGACCAAAAGACATTTATGTGGGGCTTATTAGATAGTAGGACGAGGTCAACATTTAAGAAATATCAAAAAGGGAACTAACATGGCACAATACGAACAACGAGATAACAGCGGCAGTCTTTTTAAAAACAACCGCAAAGAAAAAGAAACACATCCTGACTACACAGGTAACTGCATGGTCAACGGCAAAGAGATGCGTATGTCAGCCTGGTTAAAAGAAGGCAAGTCTGGCAAGTTCTTTAGCTTCTCATTCAGTGAGCCATATGTGAAAGATGGTGAGCCAGCTAAAGCAAATGGCTATCAACCAGAAGACATTGAAAGTGACATTCCATTTTAAGAAAAGGGCTAAGGCCCTTTTAGGAGGCAATATGTTAAATATCTTACCGTATTATCCATCAGTAGGTATGATTAATGATTTAAGACTACTTTCAGCACCTCCAGAAGGGGTCGTAGAGGCTCGTAGAGAGGCCGTAGAACGATTAAAAATAGAACTTGATACAAAGTATCGTCTTCACCCACAAAACTTTGTTAAACGGGCTAAAACAACATTATGAAAATACAATTAGACTTTACCGACCACGATAATTTGCTACTAGATATTCGTGAAGCTTTGTTTATAACTTTGCTTAAAGCTGAATTAATGGACAGCGAGATGAGTTTAGAAAGGTCTTACCATAAAGATGACAAAGCTATGTTTAAAGCAAACATCAAAGCTTGTAAAGTTTTGTTGACTTACTACACAGCGGAGGTAGACCCTGAATGGAAAAGCTAGACGAAAAGAATGTAGAGAGTTTTGGCGAAGCTGTGCGTAGAATAGTCTTGAGTGTGCCTAATACGACAAACAGTAACTTAGGCCAGTTGATTGAGAATATCTACCTACGGTTTCAAGGGGAAGCGGAACGAGATGCTAGGGAGGCTAGAAACAAATGATTATTAATGTAAAACACATAAAAGAAAACGATGATGGCAGTGCTATTTGTGAAATAGACATGGATGACGATGCTAAACGATGGCTGATTGAGCGAGGCTTTATTGCTGTGCTAACAGAGGCATTAAAGAAAGACCCAGCCTGGTGGACTGAAGAAGACGAAAAAAGAATGGATATTATTGGGCAGAACGGCCCGTCAGGAATAGGCTATGAGTGATGGTATGTCAGAGCAAGCATGGGAAGAGTCTATGGAGCAAGTGGACGCTTTAATGAAACAGGTGGGTGGCAATCACTACGCTAGTATGGCCATACAGCCAGTAGAGTTTATAGTGGCTAATAGCCTAACTTTTCTTGAGGGGAATGTGGTTAAGTATATATCCAGGCATCATGCTAAGAATGGTGCTGACGATGTAAGAAAAGCTATCCACTATTGTGAATTAATCTTACGGACGGTATACGATGTTACAAACGATAATTGAGTATGTGCTGTG